TAGACCCCTCTGACTCTGACAGCTTAGACCCCTCTGACTCTGACAGCTTAGACCCCTCTGACTCTGACAGCTTAGACCCCTCTGACTCTGACAGCTTAGACCCCTCTGACTCTGACAGCTTAGGCCCCTCTGCAGCTGAGGAGCATTTAGGTCCTGTATAAGCTGAGGAGCATTTAGGGCCTGTATAAGCTGAGGAGCATTTAGGGCCTGTATAAGCTGAGGAGCATTTAGGGCCTGTATCAGCTGAGGGTATTAAAGATGAAGTATATCCAGAATTATGAAGATCAAAATTTGTACGAGCATTTATTCCTGAATGTATTACAAAATCGTTTAATTTCCAATCATATGACGGTCTAGGAATTAATGGTGGAATTTTAGTTTTAGGATTTGCATCTCCAACAAGTGTTCCATTGAGAGAGTATTCATATGGAACTTCATCGTTGCAAAATCGTAAAGAATTTATTCCAACACTATTGTTTGGAGTAATAAATTCTTTCATAAAAATTTTGATATCAGAAACTTTATTACGTGATTCAAAATCACAATTGTCTTCAAAAGGTTCTACAACATCTTCAAAAGGTTCTACAACAACTGATGATGAAGACGATGAAGACTGTATTGCAACTGTCAACGTTGCAATTATTAATAATGTGTTAAGAGCAAGTATAGGTTTATAAATAGCAATGACGGTGCATGCGATAATTGAGAGACGCATTATAGTGTTTAATTTATCATTAAGTGTATCGGTTGATTTGGGAATAAGACTCATAGATTTAAACAACTGTGAGATATCATACAACCAAAAATTATTAATTTTCGCTTTTGCCATTTTTAATTACACACAATTAAAAAAAGAAAGGATAATCACTACATTCTTCAAATTTTTCAGTTCTTCTTTTATATGTCATAAATGTCCCTCCGATTGACAGCAAAATACATCCTATCCCAGTATAAAGAAGCCAATTTTTTTTAATATTTTTCTTAAATCCACTTGTATTTGAAATACTAGGTACTTTCGGAAAAAATCCAGGTCCTTTTAACTTTTTCTCGAGTATCCATCCGTCATCATCTGTAAAGCGATAAACTTCAAAAGATGCTTTATTAGAAATATTTATATACATATCATTTTTGGAAGGATTATTAATAGAAACAACAAGAGGGTTAATTTCACCCCATTCTAATTTATTAAAAGTGCGATCAGTTTCGATAGATCCCATAGGCTGCCATCCAGTAGGCCACTTATTTGTCCTTTGAAACCATTGACTAGTAACTGTGTCTAAATATATATCTCCTTCTATCGCCAATGGAATTTTTTCTATTTGAGGTACTTCCGGTCCAGAATATGCCTTGGGAGTGTACAATAATAGCGTGTTATCCAATTTTATATTTGGCTCACAATTCGGAGACACTGTTTGATAGAAGCGTGTCACAGGATTTTTCATAATTGTATAATTGCCAGTTTGTGTCAATGCCATTCCTTCCCAATCAAAAGCTTTACAATTAGGCATTTTATCACATTCTTTTGACGCGTATACAGCACTGGAAAACTCAACTGATGGTTGAGGAGAAATTAGTTCTCCGTTACATATAGGAGTCTTGTTGATCATTGATGAAAATCCGGTTAATTTCATATCTTCTTCTGTCCATGTGAAATAAGCGGCAATAAAACCGATTCCTATTATTCCAATAACTGGAAAAATAAATTTCAACACAGCTATGCCTCCGATTATACCTCCGACAACTGGAATTCCCAACAAAGCTGCAACAATTGCCCACATAGATATACCAAGACTTTCAGCATTTGATGTTTGAGATAACTTCGCTGATAAATCCTGTAAATTTGCATTTTCTGAAACGGCTGTTTCAGCACATCTTTGTAATATATCATATATTTGTTCATATACATTGTTTATTATACGTACTCCTCCATGTGAAAGTTCGATCGTGATTGCTTGCTGTTGATTAGCAAAAGCGCTACATGTTTGAGATATAGTGCTTAAAATAGTTGATGTTGAATTTATTAGAATATTAAGTATATCTTGAGCATTTGAGTATTGAGCCAAATTTAAGCCCGATGTAATACTTTTTGCTTCTTGAGTAAGTTCTGCTAACATTCTTTGCTGGTTTTCCTCCTTGCTCAAAGCATCAAGAAGAGCTTGCATGTTAACGTTCGCTTTTTGGGTAAAACGATTTCCCTTGATTACGATATCTTTATCTGCAGTTCCTATGCTAATAATTTGACTTTGATCATATCCTACATGCGTATTGTGTATAATATTAGAGGATGTTTTAGCAATTGCCTTGGTTACTGCATTTGAAATGTTTTTTGAAACAGATGCTCCCATTTTATTATAATAATAAACATAATTGGGTTATGTATTTGTTTTTCTTGAAAAATGTTTAAAGCTGTCACTAAATATGGAGGTAAATTTAAAGCTATGTTTGAAGTTTTATTTCAAAATATGACGACTGCATGCTTTACAATAGACAAATCTGGATTATTTTTGGAACATGTTACTACTCAAAACATTACAATATCCATATTCCTCCCTTCTAATAATTTTGATGAGTACATATTTGAAGATTCAGAGCCGATGTATATTGGTTTAGGATCAAATATAAATAAAGACTTTTTCAAATACATTAAAAACAAAGATGTAGTAATTATGTCAATTACGAAACCTTATATATTTGATTTTCAAAAAGAAAACAGTGATGGTGATGGTTTACAAGCTTTAGAAGTAAGCATTGAAAATATTCAAAACATCACCCCAATCAGGCATCAACAATACAATTCCCAGCCCACAGAAATAATAAACAACTACTTCAACCAAATATGCAGATCCTTTACATCTCAGATGGTCACTGTTACTAAAGAAAATGGAAGAGTCACATTCTCATTCCAAACTGGTATATCCAAAAAAACACTCACCTTTAAACAAACATCCCTGGATGACAATCAATTAATATATCAATCTTACTATACAGATCAATTTAACCGTATCAGCAAAATAAGCTCATTTATCAGTAGCCCTGTCAAGCTATACATAGAACATGGTAAGCCTTTATACTTAGAATGCGTTAGTGATATAGGTACGATGAAACTATTTATTATGTCAAGAGATGATGAATAATTTATCACAATTTGTGATAAATTAAAATTTATTTATGAACAATCACAGTACAACCAAAACAAAGTTCCTACGACTACTGAAACTAGTAAGGCCCATATCCATGAGTGAATCATGTAAACAACACCAAATACGATTAATGTCACAACTAACGTTATGACAATGTGTCGAAGAGCTTCGCTCCGGTTTAGCTCTTGACCTTCGAACCCTTCTTTCAATTGTTTACCAACACTCAACCCTTTTTCAAAAAAATCATAAGATGTCTTCGGGTGGTGCGCATAAGAGTCATTTGCTTCTATTGTATCGTCTAACAATCGAACACCAATTCCTTTCATTAAGCAATCTTTATTAGCACTAATATCCACTTCTGTTCCACAGTAAATCATTTTTATTAATAGCCAATTTTATATAGTCATTTGCTATTGATCTGATTGTCGTGTTAACGCGAATTGCCAGTAATCGTCACATCCGAATTTAAAGTCTGGCACTTGTTCTGCTTTTACCCAAAAAACGCAATCTGTCCATTCATTGCTTTGTATTTGATTGTTGATATATATACAAGTATAATCAGTAGTTAATTCATCCATCAATTGACAGAATATTTTGTAGGAGGGTATAATGCTCGCAAAGTTTTTATAGATTTTTTCTCTATTAGCTTGATTTGGGTCACGAAAAATGAACACTCCATCTAAATTCGTTCTAATCACAGGTTTGAAATCGAACACGTATTGATTCGCGAATATAGAAAGCATGTTGTAATGCCGAGAGTTCTTAAACAACCCTATCATTAACGGATCGTTGAATATTTTCACATCATCCATGCAATCGTCCATTACGAGTACTGACCAAGGGTTGGGAAGATGTTCTTTGGATATTTTTTGTCTTTTGATAAAGTTTTCGACGACTTCTTTTCGATATCGGTCGTATATGAAAAGATCTGGGAACAGTTTTGAATAGAACTTGTTACTATCTTCAGAACCGGATATAACTATGCCACTAGGGATGAGGTGTTTTTTTGAATAAAGAAGATATTTAATCAATACAGACTTTCCAGACCCAGGTTTTCCAATTATACTTATCTTAGAACCACCTATGTCTGTCGTCATACTCTGAGCGTTAGGACGAACGATGTCCATGTTAAGTTCAGATAGTTTTATTGTTTTCATATTTTGCAATTGCGATACTTCTTTAACTCGATCTCAAAAATGATATAACAAAATATGCATTAAGCAAAATGAACTCGGAAAATATTTTGATTGCAGTTATTGTCGCGATTGTCATTATCATTGTATGTTTATCATACTTTTTTTATTCGAAGTATCGAAAACAACAACTAGAAATTGAACTTCTACTCAAGAAATACCAAGAGTTATCAATGGCTACACCAACCGCACAAACTGCGCTAGCAGATACGATAACTTCTGAATTAAACAATGTCTATAAACGATTTCCGAAGTCGGTACAAACTGAAGACAAAACATTCAGTTTAGAAGATTGTGTTGATTGTGATTTAGAACCATTTGAACCCAAATCAAGCGCCAAATAATTTAAGAGTTACTGGACTATAAAAAATGTATGTTTACCCCATCATTCCACTTAATCTTGTAAAAAAATTTATAGCGTCTTTGTATATCCTTACGAGAGTTGAGCACATCGATAAACACTGCTATGGGCTTATAAAAACATTTATAACATCGTTTAAATTAGAAGATGTAAATAACTTAATTGACAAACCTGATTATGATCAATTCATTCATACACTCAAAACAAATCCCTTCTACGACCCTGACAATGGAAGTATGATATTGCTTCAGTTTACGCCTATATATTGTTTGTGGAAATGGTTGTTGCACAACTTATACGAAGGGCCTCCAATTAACTTTCGTTCTCAAAGCGGTACTGAAGGTGTGTTTAATGAGAATGTGAGTTATATAGTTGGAGCAGTAAAATTCTTATATTGCAAAGATTTATTTGTTCGCCTGAATACTTTTGTTTGTAACTTTGAAGAACAAAACTTACTGCAACTAACCAAAGATATTTTGTGTTTTTCTCCAACATATTGAAAATTGTGGCAGTTGCGCCTACGGCGCAACAGCTCAACTAATATTCATATCCGAAAGGATATGAATAGAAAAAACAATTAAGAAAAATAAGCGCGTATGATCTGTTGAAATGGCTCTCTACATACAGGGCATCTAGTAACACTTGAGGCACATTTTGCACATGCAATAACATGTCCACATGGTGTAAAAATTGTATTGTACTCTTCCACAAAACAAATTTTACATATCATGTTTTCTTCTGGGATTTCTGGGATGGGTGTCGATACGATGCTTGGGCTTGGCTCCGCCTTCGCAACATCGCCTTTACTAATGTTTTGAACATAATCTATTCCTTTCATTAAATTTAAATATTTACATTCAGGGTACCATTTAGCATGTTCTTCCCAAGGGTCGTCATTTTCTTCCCAATCTTTGAACCCACCACCACATTTAAAACAAAGTATTTTATCTCCTTTTCCGGTATAAAAGAATCCAGCATTGCTTAATTCTTGAGGTTTTTGTTTAATACCTATAGGCCAATCTTTATAGGACTCTATTCGTCTTGCTTCAATAGCAAATTCTGGGAATTTAGTCTCTATTTCATCTTCATTTAATATTTCTTCTTCTTGTTGCAAATTCAAAAGAGATTGATCTATAGGAACGTTGTTATAACTTCTAATAAAATTACAATGAGGAGACCATTTTATATGATCAGTTAAGACATCATCTCCTTCTTCCCACATACCTATTTCAACATGACAAAAGAAGCATTTTACTAAATCGCTGGGACCATAATAATAAAATCCATAACGCGCTAATTGATGTTTATCAATAAAAGATATATTCCAATTATCAAAAGTTTTTAATCTATTTTCTTCGACGTTCATTTTTAATTTGCTTAATCTTATTTTTCCATCTGCATTTTTTTCAATTTTTAAATAAAAATGTATTCCAATCAAAATTTACCTCTTTTAAACATGAAAATAACATCTCTAACAAAAGGATCTTCATACGATCCTGATGCATTTGGACCGCCATTTTGGTTTACTATTCACAATTCAGCTACAACATATCCTGTGAATCCAACGCCTATAATTAGAGAAAGCATGAAATGTTTATTACAGAATCTACCTTTATTAGTTCCTTGTCTTTCATGCAAAGAACATTTTTATACATATTTGAACTCTATAAATCTGGATAATGTTGTTGAATCAAAAGAAAATTTATTTTCATTTACCGTAAATGTTCATAATTATGTAAATAGAAGATACAAAAAACCTGAAACGTCACTTAATGATGCAAAAAAATTATACGGATTTAATAATCCAGAAATTGGTTCAAGTATTAGAATAACATATAAATAAAGAGTTTGAATTTATTTGTAAATCAAATAAATTAATATTCGTCATTTGTTTTTTGAGTCGTAACTTCTTCGTCCAACTCTTCAGACTTCACAGTCGTAACTTCTTCGTCCAACTCTTCAGACTTCACAGTCGTAGTTGTCACTTCAGACTTCACAGTCGTAGTTGTCACTTCGGGCTTCAGAGTCGTAGTTGTCTCTTCGGGCTTCAGAGTCGTAGTTGTCTCTTCGGGCTTCAGAGTCGTAGTTGTCTCTTCGGGCTTCAGAGTCGTAGTTGTCTCTTCGATCCATGTTATGTTAAGATCCATGTTCGATCCATGTTCCTCTTCAGACTTCACAGTCGTAACTTCTTCGTCCAACTCTTCAGACTTCACAGTCGTATTCAGAGTCGTAGTTGTCACTTCGGGCTTCAGAGTCGTAGTTGTCACTTCGGGCTTCAGAGTCGTAGTTGTCTCTTCGGGTTTCGGAGTCGTAGTTGTCTCTTCGGGTTTCGGAGTCGTAGTTGTCACTTCGGGCTTCAGAGTCGTAGTTGTCACTTCGGGCTTCAGAGTCGTAGTTGTCTCTTCGGGCTTCAGAGTCGTAGTTGTCTCTTCGGGCTTCAGAGTCGTAGT